CGGCATCGTCCGCTCGGTCGCCATTGCCACGGTCGGGCAGAACTACAACTCCGGGTATGCGTGGAGCTTCGGCGCCTCAGGCGACTCGACGAAGCTGATCGGTGCGGTGGAGGTGTTGAAGGCGCGTATCCTGCTTGATTCGGTCGGCGTCGAGTACGACGAAGGGGAACCGGAGCCGCCCGATGGCAACCATAGCGCGTAGCGCCTGCGGCCCGGCGTTCGGCTTCACCGACCCGCACGGCGGCGGCTCGGACCTGAAACGCGTCGCGTCGCGCTCGGCGATTATCGTCGCGTGCGCTGATCCAATGGGCCGCATCTTCGTGCTGGACACCTGGGCGGGCCGGGCGCCGACCACCGCCGTCATGGCGCACATGGAGCGGCTAATCGACAAGTACGCCATCAAGGTGATGGGCGTCGAGGCGGACGGGCTGGCGGGGTTGTGGACCGACGCGATGCGCGTGAACGCGCAACTGCGCATGCGGCGTCTGCCGCTCCAAGCGATAAAGCAGCCGCGCACCCAAGAGAAAATCTTTCGTATTCGCACAACCTTGCAACCGCTCGTGCAGCGTGGTATGTTGTTCTTACAAGAACAACAACTCGATCTTCGCAACGAGCTTGTAAGCTTTCCCATGCACGAGCGTATGGATATGGTAGACGCGCTGGCCTCTATCGTGCGACATATCATTCCGCCAGTGCGAACGCGGCGGGAGATTGAAGTGCGCGAGGACGCCTACTTGAAATACCTGCGGGACAGCGGCGCAAGTCCCCAGCAAATCGAAATGCTGGCACGGGAGCGACATGGATTTCGGCCCCGTTCTGCTTGAGACAGCGACCCAGGTTCCCAACCTGGTCGTGCTTGCGTTCATCGTGACGCGCTTTTTGCGCCTGCTCGACGTGGTCACGCATCGCCTGGTAGAACAGACGGAGGTGCTGCGCGGGCTCACGGGCGAGATTCGTACGCTTGGCAACGGCGCCGCTAGACAACATCCGAGCGATGTTGGTACTGTTCGATTGCTCAACACGTAGGTGCTACGAAGCATAGGGAGGCTTTTCATGTCAGATCGTATGGGCCGATTCTCCGAGAAAAACACGTACAAGGATGCCAAGAGCGGCACGGCGACCCCGAAGAAGGTCGGCCCGGCTGTGAAGTCCTCGCCGATGTACCCGAATGCGGGGGCGAAGGGCGGCGTGTTTCGTCAGCCTAAGGGCGGCGTGAAGCAGAACAGCTAAGCCCATGCCGGCTTTTTCGAAACGGCAGCGTCGCTTTATGGGCGCGGAGCTGGGGCGCGCGAAGCGTAACCAGAAAACACAGACCGGAATGAGCATAGGCAAGCTGCGCGAGTTTGCCAGCACGGCCGAGAAGGGCTTGCCTGATCGTCGACGAGGACCAAAACATGGCCGATAAAAAGCTTGAGCAGCGCAAGCGCCCTGAGATTCTTGATGAGGCGAAGAAGGCCGACCGCGAGAAGGCGTCGCCGAAGCTGTCGCAAAACACCGTCGGGTCGCGCATCTATGGGCCGGCGTCTCGTCGAGGTAAGTAACGTGCCGCACACGACGGGCAAAGGCGGCGCTGCCGCAGGCGCAAACGCGGGCGGGTGTAAGCCAAAACCCAAGCCAAAGAAAGGTAAGAAACGCTAATGCCTATTTTTGGAAAAGGCCCGCAGGATCGCGCCATGAAGGGGCTCACGATTCTCGCGTCCGCGAAGCATAAACAACCGGGTGTGAAGTTCGAGCTTGAACGGCGCAAGAAGGGCAGCGCGGACTCGGCCATGTTGTTCGACCTTCGGCAGAAGGCCGGCAAGGGCGACGAGTCGGCGATCAAGTCGTTAGAGGAATATACGGGCGTGCCGCGTAAGTTGTTCACGAACAAGCAAGTCAATGGACGCGGACGCGGGCCGAAAAACGGCAAGTAGCATGCGCATCGTCGCGCTTACGCTTATCGCGCTTGGCGCCTTGGTGCTATTCTCCGGGTGTGCCGTGTCGTCGAGCGTTGGACGCTACTTGATTCTCTTAGTCGATAAAGACGCTGGCGTCGCGGTCGTGTTCGACAGCGCCACGGGCGACTTCGAAGCACGGAACCTGCCATTGCTTGGCGACCCGCGCGATCCAGGCTTTGAGCGCCAGGCACATGCTGAAAATGAGGGCTTGCACTAATGGCTGTTGCATTCCGCGATAACGTGGTCGAGATCACCGCCGACGCCGCTGAGCAAAGCATTGTCACGGGCGACGTGGCGGCGGGCGGCTTCTCGAATTTGCGTATCCGCAAAGTGCGCTGGGTCGTGACGACCGGCGCGGTTGCGGGCGACAACGCGCAAATCCTGCGCGACACGGGCGCGGGCGTGATTTGGGAATCGGTTGCCGTGACCGCCGGCCAATTCATCGACGAGAGCGACTTCGTGCATGGCTTCGATCTGCGAGCGCTCGACGCCACCGGCCTTCGGGCCGTGGTGGATCGTGGCACGCTGTATCTGTACCTTGGCGGCAGTTCTACCGGAACTGTCTAATTCTATGACGCTCCGAGAAAAGCGAGTAGCCTTTACGCACTGCCTCGCGCGCCTTATCGACTACGCATTCGAGCAGGGCTACGAGGCGGCGCTCGATCAGGTGAAGCGCACGGCGGCCGAGGCGGCGGCGAACGCGGCGGCCGGCACGGGCATTGCCAACTCGCTGCACCTGGACGGCTTGGCGGCGGATTTGTTGCTCTACCGCGCCGGTCGGTATTTGACCGACAGTGCGGACTACCGTAGGCTTGGCACGTACTGGAAAAGTTTGCATCCCCTGGCCGCGTGGGGAGGCGACTTCAAGAAACCAGACGGAAACCATTTCAGTTTAGAGCACGACGGACGGAGGTAGTTATGGATCAGTTGCTTAGTTTTCTCCCGCTTATTGCTTCGGCGGCGGCGCCGTACATCACTGAGGTCGTGAAGGGCCTCTTTGGCAAAGTCGGCAAGAAAATCCCGTCGCTGCTCAAGCCCGTGCTGTCCGTGCTCTTTGGCTCCGTGCTAGGCGCGGTCACGGGCGGCGACCCGGTGACGGGCGGCGTGATCGGCCTCGCGGGTACGACCGGCTTCAAGGTCGGCAAAAAGAGCTAAGGCGCCTCGCGCGTGCCAAACCTACTCGTAGAGGTGAACGTCACTCTAGACGACGTTCCCGTGCGCGGCTTTCCGCTCGTTCGGCGCGTGACGCTTGACGAGGTGCAGGCGGCGCTACCCTACGAAAAGACCACAGGCGGCGGCTTCGTCGACTTGCCGACCATCGCCGAGCTAACCACTAAGCAGTTCATACTTTTCCAGGGCGACAAGGCGCTGAGCTTGCGCTTTGGTAGCGGCGCAGCAGGCGATTTAGTGCTTGGCGCCAACGCCATCGTCTTAGTCGTAGACATGAATCACACCGCTGATCTTGAAGTAGACAACTCAAGCGGCACCACCGCAAAAATTAAGGTCATTGTCGGCGGCACCTAAGCCACGGAGCGGGCATGCGCCGAGCAGAAAGACATCCTACACGCTACGATCGCCTGACGCGCACCGTCGAGGGCGATACGCGCCTTCGTGCGTGGATGCAATTCGAGGTCGAAGCCTCGCTACACGCCCGCTCGAAGCTCGAATCTGTCTGGCGCGAGTCGCGGCGGCAGTACGAGGGCATCCCGAAGCAGCCCGTGCGGTCGAGTCCGATCCCCAACGCTCCCAACATCGAGGTGCCCATCGGGGCAATTGCGGCAGACAGCATCTACGCGAATGCGCTGGACGCCTTGTTCGCCGCATCGCCGCTTCTCGTCGTACGCGCAACCAACGCGGAATGGGTCGCGCACGCCAAAGCGATGCAGCAATGGGTGAATTGGCTCCCCGACAACGAACTGGACATGCGCCGGGCGGTAGAAAACGCCTTCCTCGACGTGACGCAGCTCGGCACAGGCGCGTATTACATCCCCTTCATCGAAGAAGTCTACAAAAACGACACACACCGCGTTACAAATCGGGGGCCGCGCATCATTGCGATTCCGCCGGAGAATTTGCTGATCCCCGGCACATCGAATGACAGCATCCAAGACGCGCGGTGGGTCGGCTTGCGCTTCTTTTTTACGCCCGTTGAGGTGCGTGATCGCGCTCGCGCCAACAAACGCTGGGATATCTCACGGGCGATGCCCGTCGCGCACGTCGATTCGATTCGTATGCAGCGCGAGGAGTACGCGCATGTCCGTAGCGGCCTCACGATCAAGGAATTCTTCGAATTCGTTGACGTGTACTGTCGTTTCGACTACGACGACGACGGCGAGGACGAGGATTTGCTCGTCACCTGGGATCGGAGCGCGCAGGCGATCATCGCCGTCGGTTACGGACCGTACGATAAGCGCCCCATTGAGAAAATGGTCTATCAACCGCGCGCCCACATGCCTTATGGCATGGGCGTGATGGAAATGTTGCAGCCGTTTCAAGAAGAAGCGACCGAGCTGCACAATTACAAGATTCTCAACTCGATGCTCGCCAACGCGCGCGTCTGGGTCACAGAAACCGGCTCTGGCGTTGACGAAAGCACCGAGATTTGGCCCTCACGCGTCTTGCAAGTCAACGACGTGAACAAGCTGCAAGCCTTGCAGATGGCCGACGTGTATCCCGGCATGGCAATCTTCGAAGAACATGCCATGCGTTACGCCGAGCAACGTGTCGGGCTGCGCGGCGAGCTGTCAATGCTTGCCAAAGGCGGCTCGCGGACGCCCGCGACCACCGCGCTTTCTCTGTTGCAGCAAGCGAATCGGCGCTTCACGCCCGCGTTCGATCAGATGCGCCTGGGCACCGCCAACGCGGTGAAGCAAGCCATCATGCGCTACGCAGAACGCGCGAAGATGGGCGACGAGCGTGTGCGCAAAGAGATTGTTACAGTCATGGGCGAGGATCAGGGCGCGTTGGTTTGGGGCGTACTGCGGCAACCCGACTTCGGCGACGCCGTGCAAATCGAGTTTACGGCCGCGTCGGCGACAGTCAGCCGGGAGAGCGACCGCCAAAATGCGCTGGCGCTCGCACAGGCTATGGATGCGCTGCACAACAACATTCTTGGGCTCGTCGAGAAGGCGACGCTGCCGGGTGTGCCGGAGCCGCTGCGGCGCGTGGTTATCAAGCTAATCGAGGACAAACAAGAGATGTGGGATCGGCTGATTCGCACCTTCGATCTCGTGCGCGATCCGGCAACGCTTGTTCCTAACGTACTCCCCGAGCTGGAAGAAGCGAATCGCATGGCGGTACAAGCAGAGCAAGAAGCGCAAATGCAACAGCAAGCTCTTATGGGGCTTGTCGGGCTGGATGGTGGGGCGGGCGGTGGGGCGGGCGGACTCCCCGGCGGATTCCCCGCCGAGGAGCCCCCGCCAGGGTTTCTCGTCTAGCCGCTTGACGGAGCCACGGATGGCCCGCTATGGCATGGATTGAGGCGCTGCAACGCCACGAGGCGTTGTGGACCGAATGTAAGGAATACTTCGTCGAGCGGAAGCGCGAACAACTCGAAAAGCTGCTCAGCGTAACGCCGGATAAGATGGCCGAACAGGTCGGCATCGTAAAAGGCATTCAGTTCATTCTCGACGATATCACTGCGAAGGAGCGCGAATCATATGCCCGACTTGCTCGATCCAAACGGTAATCCTATTAGAAGCGTTGAGCCTGTCGCTCCCGCGCCCGCGCCGGAGTATGCTACGGCGACCGACGTGCGTTCGCTCGTGCAGAAGTTCGAAGAACTGACGGCGCAGAACCAGAAAATGCAAGGGTACATCGAGGGCTTGGGCGCCGCGCAGCATGGCGGCCAGGCGCCAGTACAAGCCCCCGCCGAAATCACCGATAACGATATCAACAAGGCGTTGGAGGCTGGCGAAAATCCGGCGGCGGCGATTCGCGCCTTGGTGAATCGTGCAGTGTCGCACACCGCCGACCGTATCGTCAATGAGCATGTGCGACCGCTGCAAGAATACGGCGTACACAATTTTCAGATTTTTGCTGAATCGCAGGTGAAGGGGCAGCAGCACTTTAAGCGCTTCGAGCACGAGATTAAAGCAGAGATCGAGAGACTTCCAGCAGCGTTTCGTGGATCGCCGCAGGCGTGGGAGTATGCGTACAACCTGATTAAAGGGCGGCACTCAGACGAGTTAGCTAATGAGGCCGCCGAGGAAGCTGTGCGCAAAGCGAAAGAGGCTATGCCGGCAACGACACCCGGAAGGGGTCAACCGGACATCGAGAAATTCGAGGACGGGCGCAACGTGCCGACGGCCGCCGAGCTGGGCGGCGCCGAAGCGACGGCCGCCCTGCGCTACAAAAAGACCGATGAGCGCCAGCTCGCTACGCGCATGGGGTACAAGTCGTGGGGCGACGCGGTCAAGCAGCTTGATTTGCCTGACCCGTACGAGGATGACTATTTCGTGAAAACCGGACGGCTCGAAAAGCCGAAGGCCGCCTAAGGAGGGCACATGGCCGAGGACAAGAAAATCAAGGATGAAGTGGCCGCGTTGAAGGCCGAGGCGGCACCGGAGTTGCCCCTCGCTGGCGATGCGCAGCGTGAGGCGAAGAAAAAGAAGGCCGCCGCCCTTATGGCCGAGGCCGAGCTAATTATGAACGAGCTGGGCATCGGCGCTATTGACCCGGCGAAGCTCGACAGCGACGAGTTTCCGCGTGAAGTCATGGCCGCTATGAACTTCGACAGCGGCGAAGTGTTTGTGTCGAACGCCGATGACAATTATCGCTATGCGTGGATCTACCGCGACCCGCAAAACAAGTATGGCGGGCGCGCAGTGCGGCAGCTACAGGCCGTTGGCTGGCAAGTCGTTGCCGGCCAGATGAAGGAAGCCGATGAGCATCGCGTCGCCACAGGCGAGCGTTGGGTGTCCGATTGCTTGCTCATGCGGTGTCGCGTTGATCGCTATGTGCAGATACAAATGCACGACCGCGAGAAGCGCTTACGTATGACGGACGCCATCGCCTCTGGGTTTTTTACGCTTGCGGATAAACGCGGCGTAAGGGTGTTTGACCAAAACAATATGCCAGGGCATATTCGAAGCGCTATTGAAGGAGCAGCCGTTGCGCGTCGACCGGAAAAAAGCCGCGTAGTCGTTCCGACGACTCGGACAATGACAGCAACCGCCGCACAACAGTTAGCACAGGATAGACTCACTCACGCGATTAAACAGGGTACAGTGCCGGGACTTAACGTGAAAGACGCGGTGCGGAGGTAGACGATGGCTCTTACGGTAAAAGAAGCACAGTCATTTCGAGTGGCACGTGGTTTTGGTTCTTCAAGCCACGCGAGCCTGACCTTTCGAGAAGCCGCAACGCAGACGTTCAAAAAGGGCGCACCGATTGTACAGTCGGGAGCGCCGAACACGGGCGGCAATACCGTGGCCGAAGGCGGCACCGACCCGACGCACATTCTTGGTATTGCCGACGAAGCGGGCGAGAATAACGCGGTAGCGGGCGCAAAGAACGTTCGCGTGATTCCGCTCTGCGGCGACTATATGTTCGAGGGCGTTCTCGGCAACGGCGACCTGACTGATTATACGCTTGCTGTCACCGACATTCTTGACTGCTTTGGTGTTACCAAGGCGGCCGATGGCGGCTGGTTTGTCGATAAGCAGAAGGCGGCAATTTTCGGGGCAGGCGGTGTGCGCGTGCGGGTTGTGGCGCTTAAGGATGCCGCCGGCACCGTAAACGGAAAAGTGTTTTTCAACTTTTTGGATTTCGTGTTCGATTCGGATGCGGCGGTGGCTTCGCAGATTACCGTTGTTAACGGCCTGCGCTGCCTTGCGGCAACGGCTATCGCCTAACGTAGTGGGGTAGGGGGGTTTTGCAATGCCTATCGGCAGAGGTCAATTCGCTGCGCTTCTGAAACCGGATCTGTGGCGCGTATATGTCGAGACGGGCAAAGAGCGGCCCCTCGAATACCCACAGTTCTTCAACGTGGACGACATGCCGTGGTCGATTGTCGATGATCGACAGATTAGCGGCCTCGGCACACTCGCGTCAATGAACGAGGGCGACCAGTTCACGCTGGATGAGCCTTCGCTTGGTGGTACGAAGCAGTACGAGGCCGAGATTTTCGGCCTGGCGTGCGAAATCACGTACCCCATGTGGAAAGACGACCAGTACGGCGTGATGCGCGAGCTGATCGCTGAGCTGACTCGCTCCTCGCGGCATAAGCAGGAGACGGAAGCCTGGTCGGTGCTGAACAACGCGTTTGATGGCGCGTTTACTGGCTTCGACGGCGTGAGCCTGTGCAATACCGCGCATCCGATTCTGGCGGGCGGCACCGTGGCAAACCGGCCGGCGGTGGACGTGGGCTTCTCGACGCTGGCCGTGCAGAACAGTGTGATTCGGTTTGAGGGCATGGTCGACGAGCGCAACCTGCCTCGGCTCTTGGCGCCGACCACGGCGCTAATTGCTCAGGCAAACCGCTACCTGGCCCGCGAGGTGCTTGGCTCCTCGGGCAAGCCCTTTACGGCCGACAACGAGCAGAACTCGCTACTGCAAGACGACCTGTCGTGGATGGTCTGCCATTACTTCACGAACACGACTCAGTGGTTCCTTGCGGCGGCTAAGGGCGTTCACGATCTTCAGTTCTTGTGGCGGGATCGCCCGATTTTCGACGTGTTCGATGATCCGTGGACCAAGAACGCGGTGGCGACGGTCTACCAGCGCCACACCAAGGGCTTCGGCGCGTGGCGCGGCATCGACGGTTCAAAGGCGAGCTAAGCGGGATAGGGGGGCTTCGGCCCCCCTTCTCCTGGGAGATAGGAGAGGGGCATGGGACACGGGACAGGTTTTCGCGGGCCGCTACGCTATCGCAATGCTGGAGGGCAGCTCAACGAGTGCCTTCTTGGCTTCGTTGACAAGCTTTCAAACATCGCAGGCGACACCGAGCACACGCGCGTCTTTGGCGACGCACAGGACTGTTGCCCTGCCCCCGGCATTGATGTTGGCGCGGCCGAGACGGCAACGTTTCAGCCGTATGCGCTTGTCTCCGGGTCTGCAAATCTTCCGACTGTTCCTACGACGCAACCGGACACCGCTGGCGGTGTGCTGCGCGTGCAGACGGCGGTAACTGCCGACGACGACTCCGCTATCCTGCAACTCTCTCCCGGTGGGGCAGGAGCAGCTGGTATTTACACGTATAGCACGACGAAGCGTATGTGGTTTTGCGCCCGACTGGCACTACAGAACGTGGCAAACGGCGAATGCCTGGTCGGCCTCGTGAATAAGGCGTATCACCCGGCGGCGTTCACTACGCTCCCGACTTCTGGATTGTTCTTTCTCAAGACAGTCACGGATACTGATTTCACGTTTCATGCCCGCGAGTCGGCGACTTCGACCACGGTTACGACCGTTATCGGTAGTGCGCTGGCGAACGATACGTTTGTTGAGTTAGCCTTCATGGTTGAAGATGGCAGCGTATCGGTGTTCGTGAACGGAGCGCTAAAGTCCTCTGGCGTCAATGCGGGAGACGGCAACCTCCCGCTGACAACCGATCAACTTAAGCTCGTGCTGGCGAACGCCACGAACGCTGCCGCAACTCGGTACGCAGACTACGACTACTGGCTCGTTGCGCGCGAGAGATAAGCGTGGCGCATGGCGACGGTCGATGATGCCGTACGCGCTGCCCTCGCTGCCGTAGAAACCGACGCGGGATTCGTCCGCGCACTGCGGTGGTCGTCCGAGCGCTACCGCGAACTTACCTCACGTTCTCGCTTTCGCTGCCTCCGCGAAGTCGGCGAGTTGTATGTCCCGGCTGTGATCCGCACGGGCCTCGCGACCGCTACGCGCGACTCCCAGGTCGTGACGGGCGACGCCACGGCGCAGACCGCCTGGACGCAAGAGGATCTTGTCGGCCGCTGGATTCGTCTTAAGCGCGTGTGGTACCGCATCGGCGCCAAGGTCGCATCGGGCGCAACCATCGAGCTGCGCCTCGAAACGAAGTTTGCCGAGGACAACCAAGCCGGCGTTACGTACAAAATTGCACAGCGCTTCACAAAGCTCGATCCGCGCTCGCGGCATCTTGGCTCGTTCGTGTGGATGCGCTTCGGCCGTGAGCTGGAACCGCTTACAATGGTTGAAGCGGATATTCAGTTTCCTGACCGACTCACCGTCACGAGCGGCGGCCCCTACTTCATCATTGAGACAGGCACCGCCGACGACGGCACGCGCGAGGTTGAGATTTACCCGTACCCGGATAAATCCGAGGTGTTTCACTACGTCTTTTGGCCGCACACGCCCGACCTGAAGCCGGGCGACAGCCTGCCCGAGCCTATCGACGCCTATGCCCTGCGCGAAGGCGTGCTGATCGATATTTACCGCTACGAGATGTCGAAGTCGCTGCGGCGCGGCAAGCCGGACGAGGCAGGCTACTGGCGCAACGAGGCGCGGGCGCAAGTCTCGTCGTGGGAGCAGGCCATTCGTGATGTTGGGCAGAGCGACAAGGGCCTCGACGACGTGACGCTCGTGCTGCGCGCAGGCACGCACCGCATGGGCACCTTTGGGCGCCCGAACAACAACGCGCACAGTGAGATTTTCATTAGGGGGAATAGACCATAGGAGGAGTACTGCCATGACCATCGCTTTTGTTCTTGGAGTGTTCGTAGCTTTTTACGGTGCGCTTGGCGTAATTCTCGCGTATGCGATACGCAAAGACTCAAAAAAATTCAAGGACAAGTAAATGGAGTGCGCCCTGTCTGGCGCAGTCGGAGCGGTGGTTATTCTGCTAGCGCTGTGGGCGCTACTGTGTTGGACATTTTTACAACTTTAGATGGCCGATTCAAGCACACTCATTACGGAGCTGAGTCGCCGCCTGCGCGATCCAAGCAACGAGCGACACGCGCGTACGCTCGTCCGCGACGTGCTGACGCAATGCCAGCGCGTTGTGAATCTTGCGAAGCGCGATAAGGTCACGACAACGGCGTTCACGCCGACCGCCGGTCGCACGCTCTACCAGAACAGCGAAGTCGCCTCGACTATCGGGCGCATTCTCACGATTCGGCAGTCGGGGCGCGACTTACACGAAGTCGCTTTTCCAGAACTTGCGCATGTCGAGCATCGGTGGCTCCGCGCGACGGGCAAGCGCTACGAGCTATTTTCGCGCATCGGCGGCGATCTGTTCGCGCTGACGCCCGCGCTCGATACGCCGCTCGCCGTTGACGTGGTCTACGTGACGGTGCCAACCGACCTCACAGACGGTGCAGGCGACGTAGCAATCTCTGACGAGTACATTCCGCTGTTGCTCGATCTCGGAGAGGCGATTCTTGCCGGCCGCGTGCGGATGTGGCCGGGCCTTGGTGAGCTGCTTGAGCGCGTGAAGCGCGGCTTAGGGTATGTTTCCGAGGGGGACGCCTAATGGCAAAAGCCGATGTCCTTTCGCTCGTGAACTTACTCTCGACGGGCTTGCGTGATTCTACGGTCGCAGATAACTACTACGACCGCATCGTGTTCGAGCACGGGCTCTCACGTACGTCGCTGACGAACGCCGCTTATGTGGCAGGCGCCGCTGACACGCTGAGCTACACGTTGCCGACGACGGCGATTCGCGTCTTGGGCATTTTCTACGATGACGTGTGGATATATCTTGAGGATATGCGCGGGCTAGAAATGTTCGATCCGCAGTGGCGGTCGCGGCCGGGTGAGCCCCGCGTCTACACGTACGACATGGAAGATCAGAACGTGGTGGACCTTGTGCCGGTGCCGCGTCGCGCCGGAGGCACGATTGGCGCCGATACGCCCTTCACGGCGTTCCCTCGCGACAACCTCACGTTTGTCTTTACGGCGAATCTTGCTGACGTACAGCCGTGGGAGGAACTGGCGACCGCCTGCGAGATTCTTGCCCGCGAGTTTGCCCGCGACAGCAACCACCAAGATCAGACGGCCGCGAAGGCATGGCGCGGCTTGGCCGATACGTTATTCACGGTGATCGACAATGCCTAGAGTACGGCTCAGCCGCCTCACGCTCGACGATACGAATCGCGTAATTCTCGCGCTGTCGGACGATATCGCGCGCGTGTTGGAGCAGTTGAACCAGCTCCGCTCGGGCGATCTTGACTTTACCGGTCCGGTCGACCTGGGCGGCAACCGCCTCACCAACGCGGGCGACTCACAGAACGACAGCGACGCGTTGACTGCTGGGGAGCTGCTTGCGCGCCTCGATCAGCTTGAAGAAGAAGCCGCGAAGCTCGAAACGGCGGGCGCGGAGGACTACTCCGGCGGCGGGCGCCAAAAGCGCCTGCAACGGCGTACCTCGCGCCTCAAGGATCTTGTCGAGGACGCAACAGCAACGATTATGGCCGCTCTGGCGTTCCCCAACGTCGTGGTAACGCAGAACGACGGCGCCGGCAACGCCGAACTCACAACAGTTGCCAATGCCGTCGGATTGTTGTTCAATAACGGTGCTGGGGTGTTTAGCTACGTCGAGCGGATCACGCACCCGCAGGCCATGTCGCGCGTTTCGTTGCGGTTCTAAATGATTATTCTCGATAGTACACTCAAGTCGCTCGAATTCCTGTTGGACGCGGCGCCGGCCACGAACCAACTGCCGTTCGTGGCGAGCTTCGCCGACCACACAACGACCACGTTCGTGCCGGGCGAGAATGACGGCACGTCGAGCGGCGTCACCCCGGTCACGCTTGTGGCGGCGCCGGCCGCCAGCACACAACGCCAGGTCAAGTGGCTCAGCATTCGCAACGCCGACACCGTGCCGCGTATTGTCACGGTGCGCTACAACAACAATGGGACGTTGCGCCAGATTGGCGTGTGGACGCTCGGTATCGACGACACGCTGTTCTACAATGACGGTGAGGGCTTCAAGGTCATCGACGCGAGTGGGCGGATCAAGGTCACGGTGGCGGCGGCCGGCGGCGCGAGCGTCACGAGCGACGAGTTGTCTGTCGTCCAGGCGTCGGTCAACGGGATCTCGAATTTTCTTAGCGGCCTCTCCGCACGCTCGACGCCTACCACGGCAAGCGTCAAAGGCTTGCAGAGCATTATCAACGCGCTCAGCAACCGAATCTCAATAGGCGGTGGCGCGAGCATTTCCGCCCGCTCTGCGGACGGCGTTGCGTCCGTGCAAGGAACGCAGAGCGTCGTCAACCAACTCTCGAACCGTATTTCAGCGACGAGCCAGGCGATTAGTATTGTCTCGCAGGCGGTCAGCGTACTGAGCCAACAGAATTCGGTTGAGCACGCGGCGCTTTCTGTACGTATAGATACG